GCGGAACAGCCCCTCGAACAGCTCCTGGAACGCCTCGACGCGCTTGACCACCGGCAGCTCCAGCGCCTGCGCGGTGGCGAGGTTCGCGTTGGACTGGTCGCCCAGGTAGTGCTGCGGCCACGTAGCCGCCGAGATCTGCGAGCGGATCATCTGCGCGTCCTGGCTGGCCTGCGCCGCCTGCGTATTCAGCGCGAACGGCTCAGTCTTGACGGCCTCGTTCTCGTTCAGGATCGACGCCGGGCGCGGGCCCGCGGTGACCGGCTGGCCGTCGATGGACGAGGACGCGATGGCGCTCTGCCGGGAGATGGCCTTGGCGGCGATGTTCGCCACCTGCTGCGGCGAGCCCTTGATCGTCCGGCGCATGATGAACGCGGCAGCCGCCTGCGTCATGTCGACGCGAGCGGCCATGAAGTCGTTCAGCGCGGCCATCCACTTCACGATGCGACGCATCGCCGGGATTCCGAACACCTGCTCCGAGCCCCGGTTGATCGCGATGTGGTAGACGTAGCCCTCGCCCAGCTTGTTGGCCGGGCACGGCGGGTCGTCGGTGTCGAGCTTGCCGGTGTCCGGCTCGGTCGCGTCGAGCGCCTGGTAGTACACGACTTGCGGCTTGCCGTTCTGCATCATGTTGCCCGCGTTCTTCAGGCTCACGCGGTCCATCGTGTAGTCCCACTCGTACTCGCGGCGCCGGGCCACGTAGTAGAGAACCCGCAGCCGGTTCTGCGAGTCGCGGACAGCGTCCTCCACGAGGTCGTGGTCGAGGATCCCGAGCTTGACCTTGCCGTCGTCGCCCTCGAAGAACAGGATGAACAGGTTGCTCTGGATCACGAGGTCGGTGCAGAGCGCCGTCTGCGCCGCGAACGTCGTGAGCGCCGCCTTGTTGTCGGTGTCCGCCCAGGCCTCGTCAATCACGTCCTGGACCTTGGAGTCGACGGCCTTCGGCTTCGGGACGCCCCGCCCGAAGATGAACTGGCAGGAGAGGTCGACGTTCGCCCCGGCGACGGGGTCCTGGATCCACACCATGCGCGCCTGCGCGGCCATCCGGCGGCGCTCGGTGGCCTTGACCTCCTGCGGCTGCCCGCCGATCTGGTCGAGCACGTAGTAGCCCAGGAGGTCCAGCTCCTTCTGCATGGCCCGGCGCTCGACATCTGAGGCCTCCAGCAGCTCCAGCCGGTCCTGGTCGATGACGGTCTTGCCCGTGCGGGCTTCGATCTGCTCCTGGAGCTTGCGAGTCCACTCACGTGCCATCGTCGGGAATCACCTCTCTCCAGCCATCCAGATGGTCGACGGACACGTAATCGGTGCGGAGCGTCTTGGCGTTCTCGACCACGGCCTGGCCCGGCTTGGGAATGTCGACCACCCAGATCAGCATGTCGCCGTCGGTCAGGTACATCTCGCGCTTCAGGACTCGCGTTCCTGTTGCCGCTCCCATGCGTCGCGCTCCTGAGCGTCCAGCGCGAGCGCGAGCCCGTCGTTGCGCTCGCGATCTTCCGGGTGCCCGCCGACGCGGTCCCCGCTGCGGTCCAGTAGGTCGCGGATGGTCTTGCTGGCCCAGTATTCGTCGCGGTCGGCGCGCCAGGTGGGGCACTGCTGGTAGCCGTCCTCGTTGAAGCAGTAGACGGCGAGCGCTGTCCCGTTGCGGGCGCTGTCGAGTAGGTCGTGCGTGATCCGGCACATGCAGCCGGTGCCGCCGCTCGCTTCAGCGATCAGCCAGGCGGCAGGGCACGGCGGCGTGGTTGGCCGGGGGACAACCACGCGGTCAAGGGGCATCTCCATGCGCCAGACCTTACCTCCGGCCGGGGCGCGTTCCTCAAACGGCCTGCGTGGGCTCACGGGGGCTTCGCAGCGCCCCTCCGAGCCCCCGGCCTGGCCCTACCCCTCGCGCACGTCGTGCGCTACGTCCTGGGCCTTCTCAGGCCAGTTGTCGCCGTAGCCGTGATGCGTCTCGCCGGTGGCGATGACGGTCCAGTACCAGAAGTTCGAGACGCGCCCGTAGGTGGCGTCGCGATAGCAACCCGAGGTGATCTCGATCTCGCCGTCCTCAGGATGTGTGTAACGCTTACCGATCTGGAGCGTAATCGGGGGCAGGAACTCGTCGGTGACCTCGCGGGCGATGCGGTAGAGGTCGGTCATGCTGGCACCGGCTCAGCGGCGGCCAGCAGGGTGCTCACAGCGACCGTGCCGGTCCACTCGTACTCGGCGCTGTTGCGGCGCTTGCGGCCGGTCGCCGCGACGGCGTGATCGTGAGCGAGGACCCGCAGCGAGTGCGTGATCGTGCCGGAGTTCAGCCCGGTCGCCTTGGCAATCTCCGAGCCGTACGCAGCGCCGTGGTGACAGAGGTAGGTCGCCACCGCTGCGACGGCGCTCGGTCCGGCGCTCTGGAGCGCGGCATCGACACCATCGCGCCTGGCCGCGGGCGTGGCCAGCTTCGCCCACTCCTCCCGCTGGCGGCGCAGCTTGCTGGCCCGCTTGCGCAGCGCGGAGATCTCCTGCTCGATGCCGTCGATCTCCGCGTTGATCTCATCTACGGCGGCGGCAGCCGCCTCAGTTGCTCGTTTCACTGCTTGTGCCATGGGTCCTCCTGGTTTCAGCCCTCGTCCGGCTCGTCGCCGTTGAGGCTCTCCACGATCTGCTCCCAGCGGTCTGACGCGAGCCGCAGCAGCCGCTGGCCCTCCTCCTCGCGCTCGACCTCCTCTTCCCACGCGTCCGGGTCGATCAGGCTCTCGACGTTCTCGCGCACGAGGTCGGCCAGCACGTCGGGCGGAAGCGCGTCAAGCTCCCAGGACTCGTAGCCGTACTCCTCGACGTAGCTGCTCGCGCGGCTGTCGGACATCTTCGCCGGGTTCGGCGGCGGGTTGTACTGCTCGATCTGGTCCATGTTCAGCGCGATCCGGCGCACTTCGATGTTCGGCATATCTCGCAGCCACTGGCGCATCGTCAGCCGCTGGTTCTCGTCGCTGTAGGTGTCCCACCGCTCGTCCTGCGTGGCGCGCCAGCGGAGGTAGTCCTGGCGGACGAACCCCTTGAGCCGGTCGTCGTTGTCGCGGGTCATGTCGATCCCGGACGGGTCGTGGTCGCCCAGGTGGATGATCGTGACGTTCTTGCCCTGCTTGACCCGCTCCAGTAGCCGCTGCGCCGCGCGCCACTGCTCGCTCTGGCTGTTGTAACCGCGGCAAGCGAAGTACGGCACGTCAAGCTGGTTGCTGATCCCGGCGATCACGCCGACCAGCGCGTCCTTCTCGATCCACACCTCAACGTAGTCACCCTGCTTGTCCCAGCGGTCCACCTTGAACGACCGGGCGGTCGCCTCGATGATGTCGGCGGGGTCGTCCCAATGCGGGATCGAGCGCACGTTGCGTGTCCGGTCGACCAGCAGATCCCAGTCGATGTACCCGGCCATGCGGGCGTCGTTGATGATCGAGCCGAGCCGCTTGTAGCTGCGCTCGGTGTTCGGGATCAGATCGCGGGCGACGAACTGGTAGTAGAGCTGCCGCAGCGTGAGGTCGTAGCCCGCCTGCTCGTACTCCTCCAGGATCCGGTTGGCCTGGACGATGACCTCCAGCGACTCGGCGCTGAAGCGCTTCTTCTCGTAGGCGATCTTCATGACAGCAGCGCCTGCCTCTCGCGGGCGTACTCGACCAGCGCCTTGCGCGCCGCCGTGTACGCATCGACGCGGCGAGCAATGACCTTGACCGCGGCCTCGCGTGCGTCGGGCACTCGGGTGTCGATACCGAGGTCGCCCTTGAGCCCGTCGATCAGTGCCTCGGCGGCGACCATGTAGTCGGTAGCCACCGTGAGCAGCGAAAGCCACTCCTGCATCATCGGGTCGTCGCTCATGCCGCCTCCTCGATGGGCAGGTACAGGCCCTTGGGATTGAGGTCCGTAGCCATGCCGAGGATGTCGATGGGCACACGGCCGGTCAGGCCGGGCGTGTTCTCGATGGCAGCCAGAATCTCGTCGGACGGCCAGCCCTCGACGGGCGCGTGCGCCAGCGTGACCCACCCGTCGCGGTCCAGCGGTCCGAGCAGGTCCAGGAAGCCGAGCGCGGCGGACGAGAACGGCCTGGCCGGGGTGAGCTTCACCACGGGTCCGCCAGCGCGCTCGGGACGGCCCCAGTCCCAGATGAACCCCTTGCCGTGCGGAACGTGTCGACCGTCGCGGTAGGTGCCGACCCATACGCCGGTGACGCTCGCGTCGTAGCTCCACAGCGTCGGGTCGATGATCACAGCGCGGTCGTCGTAGCAGTCGTCAGAGAGGACCACCCACGAGTGCTGCCCGCCGACGCCCTTGCAGCCGCCGCGGGCAACTCGGCGTGCGCCGAGCGGCTTGCCGTCGCGGACCAACTTGAGGCTGGCGGCGTGGCACTGGTGCGCCCATGCGTCGAGCGGAGCGAGCACCTCCGTGGCCCACTCCACCAGCTTGCTGCCCGACATCAGAGCGTCTCCCCGAGCGCGTCGTTGGCAGCGTCGATAGCCGCTTCCCGGCGCTCCTCGCGCTTGGCGGCGACGTGCTCAGCCCACTCGTCGGCGTCGACCGGCTTGTCATCCTCGTCGGTCTCGCCCTCGAAGTCGTCGGCGAACTCGTCCTCGTCGGCGTCCGGATCGTCCATGCCCTCGATGTCGTCGGCGGCGCTCTCCACGGTGTCCGCGAGCGACTCGCACTCGTCGGCCTTCTCGCGGATCTCCGCGCTTTGCGAGGTCTCGTGGCCGAAGCCGTCCTCGATGTTGTCGGCCGACTCGCCGTAGCTCTCGCTGGCCTCACGCAGGGCCTCCGCGTAGCCGCGCACGGCCTCCGCGATGTCGCTCAGGGTGAGGTTGTTGCCGCCCGCCGCCAGCGCGTCCTCAGCGGCCTCCTGGCCAGCGTAGATCGTCTGGAGGTGGGGGCTGGTGGTCTGCATCGACGGCCGGATGCGGCAGTCGTTGCAGAAGTCCTTGCGCTGGCTGTAGCGCCCGATGCGGTTCGCGAACCACTTGTAACTCGATCCGGGCAGGATCTCTGTGCCGCAGTTCGCGCACCGGCGCGGGCGCCCGTCCTTCCGGCCCTTCGCGCTCTTCACATAGGTGACACGTGCCATCTTCATGCTCCTCGGTCTAGGGGATTACTCTGTCGAGTCTAGCACACGACGTGAGCTTCCGCGAACGATCCGGCCTACCTGCGATTGCTTCACGCCGAACCGCTCGCCTAACTCACGCTGGCTGATCCCGCCCGCGGCGTACAACCGGCGGATCTCGGCTACCTGCTCGTCGGTCAGCTTGGCGAAGTGGTGGGTCGCGCCCTTGGGCGTGGCGCCCTGGTGCCAGCGGCCCTTCGTCATCATGTCGTCGGTGTTGTCCTGGTAGGTGCCGGACCGCAGGTGGGCCGGGTTGCAGCAGGGCGGGTTGTCGCACGTGTGGCGTACCACCGCGCCCGGAGGCAGCGGGCCGTAGGTCAGCACGTAGGCGTGTCGGTGCGCGGTCGTCCGGCCGTAGCCGCCGTATCCCTTGCCGACGGTCCGGCCAGTCCACAGCCAGCACTCGTCGGGCCCGCGTTGGTCCACGAGGCTCCAGAACGGCGCGCTGCGTCTAGGCATCGGAGTGTCCGAGCGCTCGGCGCGTGTGCTCGTCGGTCTGGATGATCCCGTCGAACTGCCCGCCCTCCTCCACATCGGCCTCGGTGTAGAGCGGCAGGCGCTTGCCGACGTTCGACAGCGCGGCGCACTCGGCGCAGATCCGGATGGGGGACAGATGCCGGTCGCCCGGCTTGGCCTTGTGCTGGCGGCGCATCGCCTCGACGGTGCCAATCGCCTCGTCGTCGCTCATCTTCGTCAGCGCGATGATCGACCCGGCCACCCACTCCTCGTCGCCGTAGACGATCACGAACGTGTCGACGTTGCCCTTGAAGCAGCGGATGCAGGAACGTTTGGGCAGCGGCCGGTGCGGGTTCAGCGGCGGGCGCTGGATGTAGTTGCGGCGGCTCATCGGACTAGCTCGAAGGCTCGGCGCTTCAGGATCAGCGGCTTGTCGTCGGGCCCCTTCACGTACGGCGCGATCCAGATCTGCTTGTAGATCGTGTGCCGGTTCCCGTCGTCGTCCTTCTCGATGTAGGGCTGGTTTCGCCAATGGCCGTTGACCATCCAGCGGTGGCTCCATTCGACCTCGCGCTCATCACCCTCGTACCGGGTGCCCTTCGCGCGGCGCAGGGTGAACACCACGACTTCCTTGATGTCCTTCCAGGTGGCGCGGGCTCGCTTCCAGGTGGGCCGGGCGACGCGCTCGTGCCGGGGCACGGCGATGGTCTGCTGGCAGAGCCGGAAGAAGACCTTGACGTGGGTGAGCATGTCTCGGATCGACTGGTCCTTCTCGTACACCTCGGACTCCTGGCCGAACCGCATCGTCGTGACGTACTCCATCGCGAGGTCCGAGCCGCCGATGCGGATGTCGCCGTAGCCGCGCCCCTCGGCGTCGAGCGGGTCGCCGTCGCCGCGGTGCGCGTACAGGGTGACGATGACGCCGCTGTAGAGCGAGCCGTCCGCCTCGTGGGTGGCGACTTGGACGCGGTCGCCGGGCGCGCGGCGGTCCATGGTGGGGTTCCACTGGATCGCCCGGAACGGCATCTGGAGCCCGCGCGTGTCGGTGACGTACAGCGGCTTGGCGAAGTAGGCGAAGCCCGCGGGCGTGATCAGGTCGGTCACAACGAGTGGCTCGGGCTTGTAGCTGGTGTGGTCGGCCGCGAAGTCGACCAGCTCGGCGAGGTCACCGCTGACGTACATCGGGTCGCAATCGGTCAGGTACGACGTGGCGGCGTGGACGAGCATGGACGCGTACTCCGGATCGCCCGTGACGATGTCGCCGGTGGTGGCGTCGAACACGCCTGCGCGCCCGAGCGACTCCACGAAGCCGTTCAGGTATTTCCGTCCTTCCAGGGTGCCGAATGACCGCAGCAGCGATGTCTGGGCATCGAGTGCGGTATCCCACCCCTCGTTATGTCTAGCCATGGTTGGGATCTGTCTCCTCGGTCGGTGGTGACCCTCACAGACTAGCACATGCTGTGAGCATCAGCGCGGAATCGGAGCTAAAGATGTACGCTTCCGCCACCCGGCCGGGAAAGATGACCAACCACCACTCAAAGGGGGTAGCCGTGAGGAAGTACCTCGTCGCGTGCGCGAG